GTTCCGCAGGCTGCACCTGAACCAGTGGACGCAGCAAGAGACGCGCTGGCTATCGATCGACGCCTGGGACAAGTGCGGCGAGAGCGTCGACGTGGCCGCGCTGGCTGGCCGCACGTGCTATGGAGGCCTCGACCTGGCGTCGACCAACGACCTGGCGGCATTCGTGCTCGATTTCCCGGACGGCGAGGATCCTGAATTCCACGACCAATTGGCGTGGTTCTGGATCCCGCGCGACAACGTTCTGGCCAAGATCAAGCGCGACGGCGTGCGCTATGACGTCTGGATCAAGCAGGGGCTGATCACGGCAACCGAAGGAAACGTGATCGATTATGGCTCGATCGAGAAGACCATCGACGAAGTCGCCCAGCGTTTCAACATCAAAGAGATCGCTTACGACCGCTGGGGCGCAACCGAGATGATCCAGCGCCTGCAGGACGGCGGCATGAACGTGATCCCGTTCGGGCAGGGGTTCGCCAGCATGAGCCCGGCCACGAAGGAATTTGAAAAACTGCTGCTGTCTCGGCGCATTCGCCACGGCGGAAATCCAGTGTTGCGCTGGATGGCCGGCAATGTGGTCGTGCGCCAGGATCCGGCCGGAAATCTGAAGCCGGACAAGTCGAAAAGCAAGAACAAGATCGACGGCATTGTGGCATCGATCATGGCGCTTGATCGGGCGACACGCCATTCAGACAAGCAGGAACGCTCGGCCTACGATGACACGACCAAGGAGCTACTGGTTTTGTGAGCACACAAACCTATAATCCGTCGCAGCTACGAGTTATTCGGCGCTGCGCAAGGTGGACTGATAGTGAACAAGTATGACGCGGTTGCGTTCATGGCGGGGCTGGTGCTGTTCAGCGTCGGCCTCAGCCTGGCGTGGTATCCGCTCGGGCCGATCGGCGGCGGGTTGGTGCTGATGGCGACGAGCATTTTCGGGCCACGGGTGAAGGTGGGGTGACGCTATGAGCTATCTGTCGCAGCTATTTGGGGCACGGCCGCAAGCCGGATCGCTGACGGTTGACCAGGCGTTTGCCGTGGCATCGTCGACGTCGACGGCCGGCGAATCGGTCAGCCAGGATACGGCGCTCAAGATCAGCACGGTGTGGGCGTGCGTCGGCCTGATCTCGGAGTCCATCGCCATGCTGCCGGCGGTCGTGTATCAACGGATGTCGGACGGCGGCAAGCAGCGCGCCGACAATCATCCGCTGTATGACCTGGTGCATCGGCAGCCGAACGATCAGCAGACGGCGTTCGAATTCTTTGAGCAGATGACGATGGCCGTGGCAATGCGCGGCAACGCCTATGCCAAAATCCTGCCGGGTCCGCGTGGGTTTGCGGATCAACTGCGGCCCGTACATCCCGACCTGGTGCGCGTCGAAAAGCTGACGGACGGCACGTTGCGCTACAAGATCCAGGGCGACGACAAGGCCTACTTGGACGGCGAGATCCTACACCTGCGCGGGCGTTCGAAGGACGGCGTGCTTGGTCTGGATCCCGTGTCCTACGCCCGCGAGAGCTTCGGCCTGGCGCTCGCCGGTGAGCGCTTCGGCTCGCGGTTCTTCGGCAACGGCGCAAATCCGGGCGGCGTGCTCGAGACCGATAAGGAGCTGAGTATCGACGGCGCAAAGCGTCTGAAGGCCAATTGGGAAGCGGCGACGACGGGCTCGAATACGTTGCGGGCGGCGGTGCTCGAAGACGGCGTGAAGTGGAAGCCGATGACGATTGATCCGCGTAATGCACAGTTCCTCGAGGGGCGCGAGTTCAGCGCCGAGGAAGTGTGTCGCTGGTTCCGCATCCCGCCGCACATGGTCGGCCTGACCTCAAAGGCCACGACCTGGGGCAGCGGTATCGAGCAGATGAGCATGGGGTTCGTGACCTACACGCTCATGCCGTGGCTGGTGCGCTGGCAGCAGGCGATCAGCCGCGATCTGATCCTGGCGCCCAACACGTACATCGTCGAATTCCTGACCGATGCCCTGCTGCGTGGCGACACGTTGGCGCGGTACAACGCCTACACCATCGGCCTTGAGAACGGGTTCCTGAACATCGACGAAGTGCGGGCGGCCGAGAACCGCAACCCGGTTCCTGGCGGCAGTATCTATCGCACGCCGCCCGCGCCGACGCCGATCGTTCCGGCTTCTGCTGACCGTCAGCAAAACGGCCATTACGCGCAGTTGTTGCGCGAGGCCGCGGCGCGGGTTGTGCGCAAGGAAATCGCGGCCATGACCAAGGCGGCGAAGCGCGCCGATTTTGCCGACGTGGCCGGTGCGTTCTACGCCGACCACGCCGATCACGTCGCACAGACGTTGCACATTGACGTGACCGTGGCGCAGGGCTACTGTGCCGACCAGGTCGCCGAACTGATCGAACGCGGGCCGGAGGCCATGGCCGACTGGGATCCGCGCCGGATCGACTATCTCGTGGAGGTATCTCATGAATGATCAACTGAATCGCGTCGATGCCACTATCCTGGGCTGGGTGCGCGAGACGCCCTGGGCCGTCACGCCGACGATGCTGGCTACGATCCTGGAGATCGCGCGACGGCACGCGGCCGGCGAGAAGCTGAGCGCCGAGGACATCGCGGCTCGCGTCGGAGATCGGCAGCGGCCCGTCGGTGGCGTGCAGGGCGGGATCGCCATCCTGCCCCTGTCAGGCGTCGTGATCCCGCGCGCCACCCTGATGAGCGACGTCAGCGGTGCGGTGAGCGCCGAGGCATTTGGCAAGGCATTCGCGCAGGCCGTGGCCGACCCGGGCGTGGGTGCGATCGTGCTGGACGTCAACAGCCCCGGCGGGTCAGTGGCCGGCGTGGACGAGCTGGCCCGGCAGATCTTTGATGCGCGCGGCGCCAAGCCGATCATCGCGGTCGCCAATCACCTGATGGCGTCGGCCGCGTACTGGATCGGCACGGCCGCTGACGAGGTCGTGATGACCCCGAGCGCCGAGGTCGGCAGCGTGGGCGTGTTCGCGGCACACGAGGACGTCAGCGCCGCGCTGGCGGCCGAGGGCGTCAAGACCACGCTGGTCAGCGCCGGCAAGTACAAGGTCGAGGGAAACCCCTACGAGCCGCTGACGGATGAGGCCCGGGCCACGATCCAGGCGCGCGTCGACGAATACTACGGCATGTTCGTGAAGGCCATTGCGCGCCATCGTGGCGTGGGGCAGGCCGCTGTCCGCGACGGCTTCGGCGAGGGGCGGGCGGTTGGCGCTGCGCAGGCCATGGCATCCGGGATGGTCGACCGGGTCGAGACGCTGGATCAGACGCTGGCGCGGCTGGCCAAGCCGGCGCGCGGCGCGAAGACGGCGGCGGCGGAGATGGACTTTCGCCAGCGCCGCGCGCGTGCGCTTGGCTGATGTTTGCTGACCGTCAGAAAATGGCGGACGTTCGTACCAGTTGCATCCCGCGCGTGATGGGTGCATAATCTCGTTCACAACTGAACTGCACGGCAACGCCCGCATCGATTGTGATGCGACCAGGCGCCCGGCCGAGTTTTGCTGACCGTCAGCAAGCTCGGTCCGGGCGCTTTTTGTTTGGCATATCGCAGCCGGTCCGTTGATCGCGCTGCTCCGTCCGAAGACGGCGACTGTATCGGTTCGACATTCGAGACTTAGGAGACAAGGACATGGACAGCAAGATTTACAAGGGTCTGCTGCAGAAGCGGGCCGACCTGCTCAAGGAGCAGAGCGCCATCTTCCTGGATGCCGAAAAGGCCGGGTCGATGACGGACGAGCAGAAGCAGCGCGACGACGCGATCTATGCGGAACTCGCCACCGTGAAGGGCGACATCCAGCGCTACGAGCGCCAGATGGACACGGCCCGCACGGCGCCGGCGATGCAGATCACGGGCGGGCGCCCGATGGTCGAGGACGATCCGAAGCGCGGTTTCGCCAACCTCGGCGACTTCGCCCTGGCCGTTCGTGCGGCCTACACCCCCGGTGGCCGCGTTGACGAGCGCCTGAACTACGGCGCCGCGCCGACCAACTACCACCAGGAGAGCGGCGCGGATGAGGGGCGCATGGTTCCCCCGGCGTTCAAGGCCGACATCTTCGAAGCTGTGACGACCGGCGACGACAGCCTGCTGAGCGTCGTTGACAGCGAACCGACCAGCAGCAACGTGGTCGAGTTCCTGCGCGACGAGTCGACGCCCTGGGGCGCGACCGGCGTTCAGGCCGCGTGGCGCGCCGAAGGCGTCGTGCTGAACGCCACCAAGCTCGCGACGGCGTCCGAGCAAGTTCGCCTGCATGAGCTGTACGCGTTCGTGCTGTCGACCGGCGAGCTCAATCAGGATGCGCCGCGCCTGGCGGATCGCCTCACCCGCAAGTCGGGCCTGGCCATCCGCTACAAGGCCAACGAGGCGATCGTGAACGGCACCGGCGCTGGCCAGCCCCTGGGTTGGTTTGCGAGCGCGGCCAAGGTCACGGTCACGCGCGACACGGCCTCGAGCGTCAAGGCCGCCGACGTCGCCGGCATGTTTGCCCGCGTCATCGATCCGGGCCAGGCCATCTGGTACATCAACCAGGACGTGCTCCCGCAGTTGATGCAGATGTCGATCGCCAACCAGCCGATCTGGACGGCCCCGAACGGGTTCGTCAGCGCGCCGGGCGGCATGCTGCTCGGCCGTCCGGTGCAGTTCCTGGAGAACTGCCAGACCCTGGGCACCGCGGGCGACATCCAGCTCGTCAACCCCAAGGGCTACTACGCCGTGACCAAGGGTTCTGGCCCCGAGTACGCCGAGTCGATGCACCTGTTCTTCGACTACAACGTCAACGCGTACCGCTGGATCTTCCGCCTCGGCGGCCAGCCGTACCTGAGCGCGGCGATCAGCCCGGCCAAGGGTTCGAAGACGCGCGCGCACGTCGTGGCCCTGAGCTAACCGGACACGGCTGAGAACGCAAAGGAGAACTGAGACATGTCTTACACGAACGTCAAGCCCTCGAGCCGCGCCGTTGTGGCGGCTGTGCTCGATCCCGTCTCGCAGGCGGCCGCGACCGTGACCACCGGCTGGGTCTCGATGGCGACCTACGATGCCATCCTGGCCATCCTGCAGGTCGGCGCGCTCGGCGCGTCGGCGACCGTCGATGCCAAGATCCAGCAGGCGACGTCTTCGGGCGGCGCCGGCGCCAAGGACCTGAGCCCGGCGCGCTCGATCACGCAGCTCACCAAGGCCGGCACCGACGACAACAAGCAGGTCTCGATCAACGTCCGCTCGGACGAACTGGATGTCGCCAACGGCTTCACCCACGTGCGCCTGAGCGTGACCGTCGCGACCGCCGCGTGCCTGATCAGCGCCGTGATCCTGGGCTTCGACGCCCGGTATCAGACGGCGACCGCGGCCACGACCCTCGATGAGGTCGTGGGCTGATCTGACCAAGCTCCCGGGGCGGCAGACCATCGCCGCCCCGGGTGACAGGTGAAACAGTGGCGGCAAAAGGCTACTGCACGGTCGATGAAGTCGCGGCGTTCCTGGGGCTGACCTTTACGCCCGAACAGGACAACCACGCCGAGCGCATGATCGAGGCGGCCGAGGCGTACTTTGACACGGCCTGCAATCGCGCCTGGCTTGTCGGCGCGCAGACCAACGAAGAGCATCGCTGGATTGAGTATCAACTAGGCGAGCTGTACGTGCGCTATGCGCCGGTCACATCGGTTGCGTCGGTGACGGCGCGCACCTACATGGGCGAGGCCGAACAGACGCTCACGGCCGACACGGACTATGAGGTCGTGAGCCTTGAGTATGGCCTGATCCGCATCGTCTCGCCGACGCTTTGGGATCGGGTGCGCGTGACCTACACGCCGACCGACACGCCGCCGGTGGATGTGCAGCACGCGGTGGCCGAACTGGCCGCACACCGGATGCGCAGCAACCTGATGCCGAATTCGTTCGGTCTGCAATCTCTGAGCCTGCCCGACCTGCAGGTTCAGTTCCGGCAGTACGCGGGCGAAAGCTTGCCGCCGTCGGTGAGCGACGTGATCGCCCGCTGGCGCTATCGCGTCGTGGCGTGAGGGACTGATGCCATTCGGCTATCCAGGCTTCGACCAGCTCGCCGATGTATACACGCCGAACGGCACCGACGGCACGTACACGGTGCTGGCAAAGGCCGGGCTCGCGTGCCGGCTCGCGTTGGCGAGTGTGTCAGGCGACATGGGACCGAGCCGAGCCGAGGACGACGGCACGCGTCGTCTGCTCTGGGATCCGGATTACACGATGCCGGAGGAAGCGCAGGTCGAGGTCGACGGCGAGCGCTGGAATATCCGGGCTGGAACGCTGGCGGCGCCGCGCGATCTGTCTGGCGCGGTGGTGTACCGCCGGGCCGAGGTCAAGAAGGCCATTCCATGAGTGGGCCGCAAATCACGCTCAAGGGAATGGATGACGCCAAGAAGCAGCTCGAACGGATCGAGCGTGGCGTCAAGGGCATGGCGGCCTGGACGGGGTACGTGTACTCGCGCATGCCCTATGCCTGGGGCATGGAATACGGCCAGCATCGCGTGAGCGGCAAGCTGGCCAGGCGCGCCGGAGGCGACCAGTACATGAACGAGGCTGTGTCGACGGTGATGACCGGCGCGGACATGGACCTGAGCCAGGGCCTGACCAAGGTCACGGCGCCTGGCCGCTGGGTGATCAAGCGTTTGGCGCTGTGGGCCCGGCGGCTATCGCGGCTGAATGTGCCGCAGGAAACCGGGCGACTGCGACGCTCGATCAAAGTTGAAGTGAGGCCAAAGTAATGGCGCTCAATACGCTGGCTATAGCCAACGCGATTGTCGTGAAGTTGCAGGCGCTCTCAGGAATTGGGACGGTGCAAATCGGTGTCCCTGAGAGCACCAACTATCGCGTCAGCGCATACGTCACGATGGCGTCGCAGCCGAATGTCCGCAAGGCCACCGGCCTGGTGCGACGCGAGGCGCGGTTTTTCGTGAACTTCTGCTACCGCGTCGACAAGGCCGAGACGACCGCCGAGACGACGCTGATGGGCCTGGTCGATGCGTTCTTGACGGCGCTGTATGCCGACCTGAAGCTCGGCGGCGCGTGCAATTCGCTCGAGATCGACACCGGCCTGGCCGACACGCCGGACTATCAACTGAGAGCGGACAAGGAGTTTCGGGAGTACCCGATCATCCTGACCGCTGCGCAAGACGCGCCATACACGACGGGCGCATAGGAGATTGACGATGGCAGGTGAACTCTATAACCAGGTGTGGGAGATCGGCAACGAGGTCACGGCCGGGACGCCCGTCGCCCGCACGCGCAAGATGTACTTTGACGGATCCAGCAAGCTGGCGCGCAAGCACGACGGCCGGGCGCACAAGTTCGCCACGGGCACCCGCGACAACACCCGCGCCTTCACGCTGGGCCCGCAGATGGTCGAGGGCACGATCTCGCTGCCGCTCTCGTCCGACGAAATCCTTGAGCCGCTGCTGATGACGATCGACGGCACGGTGACGCCGACTGGCACGACCGAAAAGATCTGGACGTTCAAGCCCGGCAACACGCTCGATTTCTGCTCGATCGGCTGGAACGACGGCGCGCGGCCGTGGCTGGCATCCGGCGTGTACGGCTCGAAGCTCAAGATCAGCGGCAACGTCAAGGATCAGACCACGGTCAGCATGGACGTGATCGGCCTGACCATGACGCAGACCGCGCTTACCGGTGGGTTCGCCGATCGCACGCCGCGGTTCATCGAGGGTTGGGAAACCAAGCTGTTCATCGACGCGTTCGGCGGCACGGCCGGCACGACCCAGGTGACGGGCACGTTGATCAACTGGGACATCGAAATCGACAACCAGTTGGCGCGCAAGTTCTATGCGGCGAACACCAACGCCACGTCCGCCGTGACGGTGGGCGAGCTGGTCGTGACGGCCAAGCTTGTCTTCGAAGCCTCAAGTGCCACGTCGCTGACCGAGTTCTCGAACTGGATCGCGGGCACGAAGCGCCTGGTGCGCATCGACTTCGGCAACAACGAGTTGATCACGGGCATCCACTATCACCAGGTGACGGTCGACATCCCGGGCGCCTGGGACGCCGTGGACTTGGGCGGCACGGACGAGAACACGCGCACGTATGAGCTGAGCCTCCAATACGTGTACGACACGACCAACAGCTACGGCCTGCAGATCCGCGCCAAGAACACGCGGGCGACGGCCTACTAAGGAGCATGATGACTGACGCTCAAGTGCAAGCGCCACGCATTCAGCGCCGGGAGGCCTGGGTTGACCTCCCGGCCGAGTACGCCGGGTTCCGTGTGCGCATCTGGGTCAACCCGCCGTCGAAGCTCTGGGCGGCCATCTACACGCCGGCGACCGAAGAGACCGACGAGGAACGCAAGCAGGTCGCCGAGCAGGTCAAGCAGAACCAGCGCATGACGGCGCTCAAGCAGATCGTGCTCGAGCACAACGGCTGGATCGATTACGACGAAGCGCCCTATCCGCCGGCGACGACGGATGAATTTTGGGACGACATCCCGGATGAGCTGGCCGCCGTTTTGCTGACGGTCATCCAGCGGGAGATGTCGAAACTCCCAAACTCTCTGATCCCGAAGAAGCGGCGATAAAGATGCTTCTTCGGGCCAGCAATACAGACGGGATGGACGCCCCCTGGTTGCTGACACGCCGCGCGATCGCCGAACGCTGGCACGTGCCGCCGTGGATTGTGGACGATGCACCGATCGACGAAGTGCTGACCGAGATCAGACTGGCGGACATCGTCGCCGAGTGCGCGAAAAAGTAACATGGCCAACCTCAACATCGCCATCGAGATCGCGGCGAAAGACGCGGCATCGAGCGTCATCGGCTCAATCACGAACGCGCTCGGCGGCCTGGGCAACCTGGCGTCGGGCGCGCTGACCGTTGGCCTTGGCGCTGCGGCGGCCGGCGTGGCCGGGCTCGGCGCCGGTCTGACGCTGGCGATCTCCGAAGCGATGGGCGCGCAGGAAGTCATGGCGCAGACCGAGGCCGTGATCAAGTCGACGGGCGGGGCGGCCGGCATGACGGCGGACTCAATCGCCGAGCTAGCCGGCGCCATCTCCCAGAACTCGCGCTTCTCAGACGACGCCATCCAGCAAGGCGAGAACCTGCTGCTGACCTTTACGAACATCGGCAGCGACGTGTTCCCGGCGGCGACGCAGGCCATGGTGGACATGGCGACGGCGATGGGCACGGATGCCAAGGGCGGCGCGATCCAACTCGGCAAGGCCCTGAACGATCCGGTTGCCGGCATCTCGGCGCTCTCACGCGTCGGCGTTTCGTTCACCGAAGACCAGAAGAAGATGATCGAGAGCATGGTCGAGGCTGGCGATGTGGCCGGTGCTCAAAAGGTCATCCTCGAAGAACTCAATAAGGAGTTCGGCGGCTCGGCGGCGGCCAGCGCGCAGACGTTTGCCGGGCGGCTGGACGTGATGAAGAACCAGCTGCTCAACGTGGCCGAGGCCATCGGTGGGCCGCTGCTGACGATCGGCGCCGATCTGATGGATCGGTTCCTGACGCCGGCCATTCCGGTTGTCCAGGATCTCGGGAACGCATTCACTGGCTTCCTGGAAATGCTTGGCTCGGATGGCATCGAAGGCGCAATTGGCGGGCTTGCGGAATGGGATAGCGTTCGCGGAATACTCGACGCTATCGGCCTGAAGGGCACCGAGTTTTATCAACTGGCTGCGAATATCGAGACAGCGTGGAATAGCGTTTGGGCGTCACTCGGGTCGATTGACCTTGGCCCGCTCGGAGAATCGTTTGGTCGGCTGATTGACGCGCTTGGCATCCAGTTCCCAACGGCAGGCCAGACCGTGAATGGCGTGGCGGACGGCATCAAGATCGCGGCGCAGGGCATCGCCGACTTCATGAACAACGTCCTAATCCCGGGCATTACCGCGGTCGTGGATTGGTTCATTCTCAACTGGCCACAGATCAAGGCGACGGGCGAGCAGGTCATGGCCGGATTGCAATCGGCCATCGAAACGGTTGCGGGCGCGATCAAATCGTTTTGGGACGAATGGGGCGATGACATCCTGAGCCTGTGGCAAGGCGTTGTCGATAACGTGCAAGGCGCGTTCGATCTGTTCAAGCTTGCCTTCGAGGGCAAGTGGTACGAGTTTGGCGAGGGCTTGCGCAATGGTTGGGATGAAAAGTGGGCGGCCATTCAGGGCATCGTCCAGGCCGGCATCGACTGGTTCAATACCCAGGACTGGGGCGCGATCGGCACAGCGATCCTGCAAGGCCTCGCCAACGGCATCACGGCGGCCACGCACTTTGTAGTCGAGGCGGCCACAGCCGCGGCCCAGGCGGCGTTCGATGCGGCCAAGGGCTTTCTTGGCATTAGTTCGCCAAGCAAGAAGTTCGAATGGCTCGGTATGAATTCGGCCCTCGGGTACGCCGAGGGCATGGACAGCTACGCGCCGCGCATGGCGTATGCGTCCGTCGGCGCCGCGACCGGAGCCTACAACGCGGCGGCAGCGACAACGACCGGCGGCGGATCCATGGTGTTCAACATTGACGCGCGCGGCGCGACCAACGCGCCCGCGATGAAGGCGGCGATCAAGGCCGGCGTGACCGAGGCCCTGCAAGAGGCCGGGCTGCGCTCGGATCGCATGCGACGGACGGGGTAAATGCCAACTCTGAAACTGACCGACGGCACGACGACCGTTGATTTCGGCAACATCTTAACGGGCAATTACCCGTTGCAGATGGGCGGCTACGTGCCAAAGGTCAACGGCCTGCGCGCGGCAGCCATTGGCGGACGCGGGATCTACGAGGAAGTCGAGGAGACGATCACGTTCGACGTGGTCGACACGACTGCCGGCGGCTGTTACTCGCGCCTCAACACGCTTTCCAAGCTGCTGCTGCAGGCCACGCGGTTCGCGCGCGGCGAGGCCGTGGCTCCGGTGAAGCTGCAATACTCACCCGATGGCGCGACGGTGTCGAGCTCGGGCAGCCCGCTTGAGGCGCTGGTCGTCGGCTGCCCGGATTCCAATCCGGCGGGCGTCGGCCTCGCGCCAACCATCGACCAAACTGGATACAAGTTTAGGATCGAAGACGTCTCGATCACGATCATTCGCGGCGTCTGGTTGCAGGGCAGTGAAACCAAGACGGTTACCGGCAATACGAACGGCCAGATTGCGTCATTCACATTCACGAACAATCTTGACTATCTGAGCCCAACGGACGTGACCCTGGCGGCAACAGTCAACGGATACACGTCGCCGCTGATGATGTTCGTTCTGGGATCCGGCTCTAACTCGATCCAGGTTGGCGCGATCGCGTCGACCGGAACGCCACCCGGTGATCCGCAATACACCTACGTCAACGACTCGGCCAATATCAGTCGCGTGACCAATGTTCTGCGGATGACGCCGACCGACACGGTCGAGCGCTGGTGTCAGGCCATCACGTATGGCACATTCACGGCGGGCAAGCGTTACGCCGTGCTGCTCAGCTGCCGCAACAATTCCTCAACGACGAGCTTCGGCGTGCGCATGGGTGTGCAGTACAAGGCCAATCACATCCTGCCGGTGGCCTACTCAGAGCAACGGATCATCAAGCCGTATTCGGGCAGTGCGGCTCCAGGCTATGTATCGCTCGGGACTTTCGTTGCGCCTTTGGCTTCGACGAACGATGCGGCCCTGATCTTGATGGTAACAGCTTCAGCCGCGTCCGGGTCAATCGACTTCGACACGATCGCGCTGGTCGAGATTGACACAGCCTCTGTCGTGCAATTCCGCAACCCGACCAAGTTTCCCTACGGGACGTATAAACTCGAAACGACGTACATCGAAAATCAGTACCTGACGGCGCTCACCATGCGCGTGCGCGGCGTCGACACACTGGCAACCGAGTACATCGAAGTGCGCAATGGCGGGGATGTGCTCTCGTCCGGGACGGCGGTGAAGGCGCTCTTCCTTGGGACAGAGGGGACCTACTGGGCACAGGGGACCGGAGGCACGCCGTACACCATGGACATTACCCTCGTCAGAACCCGCGTCCACATCTCGCCGGAGTGAGCCATGAATAGCGCGAGACTGTTCCTGGCGGTCTACGACGGCATCGGCGGCGCGATGTTGGCCGACTTTCAAACGCGAGCGCTCGGCCTCAAGTTTTCGAAGAACAAGCATGGCTGTGCGTCGGCAACGTGGTCGGTGGCGTGCAGCCTGTACGAGGGGTTCCGCCTGCAGGGGACGCTGCAAGGCAAGCATGCCGAAATCTCGGCCAGCGGTCATCCGGTTTGGAATGGCCGCGTCGAAGACGTGAGCCTGACCGAGACCGGCGTCGACATCACGGCGCTCGGCTACCAGGTCGCGCTCAGGGACACGCTGTTCACGCAATTCTGGTCGTCGACCCAGACGCAAGACTGGGAGCCGGTGTACACGTCGCAGGTGTCGAACCGCTACCCGGACCGCTATCGCCTGGGCACGCAGGACGGTCTGTTCCTGGCGCTGCAGCGCGGTGACACCTACGGAAACGTCAATCATGTTGGATCGCTCATGTTCCGGATTCCAGATGGATCTGGACGCGATCTCTATACGTTTTCGTTCAATTGGGAAATCACGCTTCCGACAAATTGGCAATTCGTGGTCGAGACACGCAACTCAACATTTGGGTCTTCGGCATCCACATCGATTGCGAACGGAAACGGAGCAACGCAAACCGGATCATCGAGCCTGACGCTGACGGCAAACTCTGTGCTGATCGTGTCGATCTATAACAACACCGGCGCTAACTATACGGCCACCGGCGAGACGGGCTCGCAGTATGCAAAACTAACCGGCATCCGCGTCAAGGGCACCACATCGGCATCGCTGTACGCGGACGAGATCATTCGTGCGATCGTCGCCGGCGTGAGCGGCACGAACACCACTCAGCTGCAAAACGTCTGGACGCTGATCCAGTCGCCGGGCCTCGACCTGCGTGACGAGATCTACCTGGACGCCACTCCGTCCGACATCCTTGATTACCTCGCCGCGCTCGGTGACACGTCCGCTCCGCCGCGCGTGTGGGAATGGGGCGTGACAATCGACCAGGCGCTCTACTTTAGACCGCGCGGCAGTGGGCGCACCTGGACGATCGATGCCGGGACGCTCGACCTGCAGCAGTCGATGGACGGCCTGCGCAACGCCGCTTATGCCACGTATCAGGACGCATCCGGGCGAACGCTGCGCACGGCGACGACGACCGATCCGATCAGCATCAAGCGGTTCGGCATCACGCGCACAATCGGGATCGGAACGCAGACGACGGTGAGCGCGCAGGCCACGACGCACCGCGATGCGGCGCTGACCGACGGCGCCAATCCGCGCCCGCGCTCGGGCTTCGATGGCATCCGTTGGATCTTCGACACGGTCGGCATGCCGTCCTATCCGTGGCTGGCCAACCCGGGCGACGTTGTCTCGGTGCGCAATCTCAACCCGACCTCGAGCGCCGACATCGACCGCGTGCGCACGTTCGTGCTCAGCGAGATGGAATTCGACGCGGACAGCGGCCTGGCCACGCTCACGCCGGAGGATCCAACACCGTCGCTGGACGTGATCACGGCGCGGTACTCGGCCAACATGGGCTTTGTGTCGACGCCGGCATTCATGACCAACCGCGATCCGCGCCAACCGCGCAACGCGCAGGCCTATCAGGGACGCCGATGATCCGCGACGGCTCGAGCCTGTTTGTCATCCTTGCGCTGCTGTTTGTACTGGCTGTCGGCGCGGCCTGGGTGTACATGCGCTATCACGTTGCACCGCCATCCGATAAGGTCGGCTGCACACTGACGGAAAACGAATGAAGCTCACGATCCACGACGCCTGTTGGGACGCATCGGCGAGCGAATGGTCGAACCGCGCCATCGCCGCCGGCGTGCGCTGGCTCAAGGTCATCGACGACCCGGCGCGGGCGTTCGGCGTCGCGCAGGCAGCGCCCGCGTGCAACGTCATCTATCGCAAGGTCACGCCTGAGGACATCAGCCAACTCTCGGACCTGCGGCGTCATCCCGAGTTTAGCGATGCTCGTGCGTGCGCCGAGATGTTCGTCCGGCTGTGCGACGTGCGGCCGGCCGCGAACATCTGGGTCGAGGGCGCGAACGAAGTCAAGCTCGAAGGCTATGGCGATGCGATCTGGTATGGGCGCGTTGAGGCGCTGCGCTCGCGCATACTCGAGGCGCGTGGGCTGCGCGCCGTGATTGGCAACTTCGCCACCGGCAATCCAACGCCAGAACTATTTGCCACATTCATGGCGGCGTACCGTGAAAACCTCGGCGACCCAAAAGCTCTGATCGGCTTGCACGAATATGGCACGATCACGCTCACGGCGGCCCGCGACGGTCACAACCTGCTACGTCATCGCCTGCTGCGCGCGTTTGCTCCGGGCTACCGTTGGGCCATCACCGAGTGCGGGCTCGACCAGGTGCAGGTCGGCGGGCAATGGGTTGGCGGGGGTTGGCGTGCGCCAGGTGCCGGCATCAGTGAGCGCGACTACTGGGCGTTCATGCGCGACTTCGATGCCGAACTCGAACGCGATGCCGACGTGGTGTGCGCGTGCGTGTTCACCTATGGGGACACGGCGCGCTGGAGGGATTACGAGATGGACGCTGCGCAGGATTTCAACGGAAATCTGATTTCCGCGATTGTTGCTGACCGTCAGCAAGCGACGCCGATGCCCGAGCCGAACGACTGGACGCACACCGTCGCGGCGGTGGTCGGGCTCAATGTGCGCTCATCTGCACAGAACCTCGGCGACGCCAACAAGATCGGCGCGATGGCCAATGGCCAGCGCGTGCGCGTCCTCTCGCGCACTGGCGACTGGGCGCGCATCGACTACCCGCTCGCGGGCTACTGTTGGGCCCCGAACCTAAAAGCCCGCAGCGCCCCCACTCCGCCGCTGCACAAGCTCGGCACGCGCATCACCTTACCGACCGGCGCGCGGTTCGTTGATGTGTCGGCCTGGCAGACGCCAACCGAAATCGACTGGCGCGCACTCGCGTGGAACGATTGCCGCGCCGCCATGATCCGTCTTGCGGCGGGCGTGCAGACCGATCCCGAGTGGCACCTGTACGCGGCGGGCGCGCAGGCTGCGAGTGTGCCGTGGTTCGGCTACGTGTACTACTCATTCCAAACGGGCTGGCAATCGCAGATCGCGGCACTGACGACGGCGGTCAATCGCATGTCGGAGTTGCCGAGCATCGCGCTCGACCTAGAAGGCGCGAACCCGACGAAGGGCGATGCCGATCTGAAACAGTATCTTGCGGCGCTGTCGCTGATGGGCATCCCGGTCGCGCTCTACACACGTCAGTCGTGGGTCACCGAGAACCTGCCGCAGCTCGCGACGATCATGCCCGACGCGCCGCTCATCGTCGCGAACTATCGGTATCCCATCGGCACGCAACCAGCGTTGCCTCCGGGTTACGCCACATCGCACGCCTGGCAGCACGTCGCCGGCGAGAAAGTCGTGAGCGACAAACTCCACTGGGCACGCTTCCGCACCACGGCGGGCGCGTGGCTCGACGAGAGCATTGTGACGACGGGGCTCAGTGTGTGCGTGGGGAAGGTGTGACCATGGGCAAGCTAATTCCAAACCCGGACAACATCGACGTGATCTGGGATCAGCTCGAAGTTGGCGATTGGGCGTTCATCGACAGCGAACGAGCCATTCTCGTGCGCCTGCCCGGATGTGATGAGAGCCACGGAGATGGCGTTCACCTGTTGCCGCTCACAAAGGAAAGCCGGTTCTGCAATGAACGCGAAGTCCACTGGGACTGGGACGGCAACCGCGAGGCCCCGACGCTAACTCCGTCGATCCTCTGCAAGGTGTCCGGCTGGCATGGATACCTGACGAATGGCGTGTTGGTTGAGGTGTGAGTTTTGCTGACGGTCAGCAAAAGGCCCGGATCACTCCGGGCCTTGTCCGTTGTACGCAACGGCGTGTTCTCCACTAGAGAACATCTCTCGGCCACAGCCACAGCGCCGCGAGGATAGAGAGACCCAGGCCCGCGCCGGCGTCGCTGATCAGCGACATGCCAATGGCCAGCGCAGCGATGGGCAGTGAGTAGGCATCGAGCAGCCCATCGATCACGTCACGCATATCAATTGTGGAACCTGAATGATGACGCATTGTACATGGCCGCTCTCAATTCTTCGAGCAGTCGATTTCTGGTCGATCGAGTGCTGCTGCTGCTGCTTGAATGATAGACCCACCTGGACAATTTTTGATAGTGGGATATCTCTGTGCCGTCAGCTCTCACAATCCGCCTGTCCTTTCTAGACATCCCATCTAGATGAACAGACAAGAATGAGAGCATCCCATTGTGGATCGGAAGAAGATCGAGTTTTCCATTCGCCTCAAATTCACCACCTGAACCATCGCAGGCGTCGTGTCCGAAAAACAAAACAGGTACATCAAGATCCGGCTTTCCGCAGATGATTGCTACTGGAAAAAACCTTTTGGATAAGCTCGATGCTTTTTCGATTTCTACTATTGTTGGTGCCTCTGGTTTTATTTCGATATGAAGCTCAACATCTGGCAACCAGAAGTCGGGGGTGTACATTGCTCCATTGTCTAACTCGAATTGCTCTGGCTCGTAGCGCCACCATGCGCCGATACCATCAAAGAACATTGCCCAGCGAGCTTCGAGCCTAGACCGAAACCAAACGCCAGAATACAGCGTCTCTCTTACTACTGAGTAGTCGTGGGGTTTACTGCTCGCAATCATTGCCTCACTCCTTCACAGGTCGTAGATGTCTTCGATCCGCGACCGCTCGTAGTCATCGATCCGATTGGCCGCCGCCGTCAGCATCTCTTCTTCGAGATCGGCGGACAGGTCGATGGCATTTCCCTCATCGTCGGTCGCCCACACGTTATCCCATGCGTAGTCGATGCCGACGCTCCTGTCGCTGTAGCAGTGTTCGCAGTTGACGTTGATCTTCTGCCCGTTGCTCAGCGTGTGCTCGAACTCGTAATCCGGTATCGTGTCTGTCATGGCTTACGCTTCCGCTCCTTTATGCGAACGTCTGTGGGCGCTGTGGCTTTTCGCCGGGATGCCCGAACCCAATCGCTTTCGTCACAATGTCCCGGATGCCAGCCAACACGGTCACCGTCTGGCCCCAACCGTCCATCATGGCGATGCAGATGTTTCGTATCTCCACAAGGGCAGACCGCGCCTCGTCCCGCTCGACCATCAGTTGGTACTTTTCATTCGTGAGAGCTTCGACTTCTTTGTTTGCCTTTTCGAGCAACGCATAGCATTTCTCGTACAACTCTTTCGCGTTGTCTCGTTCAGCGCGAAGAGCATGGTATTCATCCGCATCGACGGTGGCGTAACGAATGGGCTTCATGGTCTCCTCACGATCCTGTTCTTGCTTTCGTAGCTCTCCCATCTTGGCCGTGGCGCGGGCAGCTCCGCCCAGGCCACGATATCGAGCAGCGCCGCCCGCCGACTGTGATGCGCGAGCAGGCCCCAACGTGTCTTGCGTCTACCGTTCTTCATGAGTGGATGCACTCCCTCGCTCGCCGGCGCGCCCGGTCGATGTCGACCTTCGCGTCACGCAGGATAGATTCGAGCGCGTTATCGGTCACGGCCAACAGCCGCGCCACGGTGTTCCACTCGATGCGCCGGCGCGGTCGCACATTGACGGGTTCTATCAACCCAAGATTGAGTAGTTGTTCCGCAAGTTTCGACGACGGCTTACGCTTTCGTTCGGCAATGTACTTCAGCGTTCCACGGTTGATCCCAGTTGACCTTTGGAGCGCATTCCATCCACCCGCCTTGGTTTTTGCGTCTATCATCGGCTGGACGTTGTATGACCTAGAAGTCATAGCCTTTGCTCTTTCTGCGCAAAGCAATGAATGTGCGCGCCTCATCGGCATCTCGAAAGACCTTATCTGACTTGATGCCATTACAGATATGGCATGCGGCAACGAAGTTTTCGACGTTGTTGTTAAGCGATAGAACCCACGGGATGCGATGGTCCCAGTTGGTCTTCAGTGTCAGTGGCTTGTCTTTGCGATGGCGTGTGTCTCCAAGCAGGCTGCCGCAGTAGTAGCAGCGTCCTTCTTGTTCGAGCAGGATGCGGTCGCAATCGCGCTTATGTGGGCGCTTGCGCTCAAGTGCTGGAGCCGCCTCTCGGTAGAATTTCTTTGGGGTTGTCGTAATCGCTGCGTCACAGCATACGGTTTTGCCGTGTTTGACAAACGACATGCCACCGCACTCGGGGCACTTCACGCGCTCAAGAGGGGTGTTTCCATAGAGCGCAAAAGCATGACCCGTCTTACCAACCAGCGTATTCATATCGCCACCAAAAAGCCGCCGCCTTGCCTGCTTGCATGTTCTTGTCGAGGGAACAATGCGCGCTTCGGCAAAGCAGCGGCTGTTTGGTAGCAAACAAAAAGCGCGCCAGATTGTTCCCTCGACAAGGAAGATCATATGGCGAATTTCGCCAAAAGTCAACCCAAGGCGGCTAAACACGAAACTGAACACTTAGGAGCGCCTTGGCCCGTTGCAACTGCGCAACGCATTACTCTGGTTTGAGTTCGGCGCAACGCAACAGCCTGCCAGATAAGCCGTAGCGTCTGTTTTGCTGACCGTCATCAAAACACCTCCGTCGCGGGCGTCAGCGTCCACACCAACGTCGGTGGCTGGTACGTTGTGGCCGCCACGACAAGGGCCAGCCAGAGCGTCAGAGCGATCAGCGCAACCCCCCACAAAATGATCCGCATAGCCCCTCCCCCACTGCTCAAAAACGAACCTTTACGAACCTTACCCACCTTACCGGTAAGGTGTTTTCAGCCGCCGACCGCCGGAGTGGGGGGATCGGCGAGAGCGATCCGCCCGTCCGCGATGGCCTCGGCCAGCTCGCCAACCGTCCAGCCGTCCAGCAGCTGCACGCCGACGCCGTCCGTCGATCGAGCCAGGCCCGCCAGCGTCAGCGCCGCCACGACCGCGCCGCGGCTTCGGTTGTCGGCGAACTCCGGCGCGCTGGTCAGCGTCACGGCATCCTCGCCGCTCAGCGCCGCCATCCGTCCCAGCACGCGCAAGGCCAGGCGCTCGGTGCGCGTGTGCGGGTCAAGCGGCGCGGCCGGTTGTCCGCCGCTGGTGGTCGGGATCGGCGCACGGCCAGCCGCCGACACCGTCGCCTGCGCCTGCCCGCCGCTCACACCCTGCAACCGCCATGACAGCGCCGACGGCATGACGACGGCGGACGCGATCAGCGCGATGGTGAGCGCCACTGGCACGGCGGCGAGCGCCAGCGCCCACAGCGTCTGCATCAGCGCGTCCCACCCGCGCTGCTTGTCGGCTTGCTCGGCAGCGAACGCGGCCTGCGTTTCCTCGGCCCGGGCCGTCGGCCAGCGCGCGATGTCGGTCATCCACGCCGACGTCGGCGCCATTGTCAGAGTGAGTGCGAGCTGCTGCGCACCGAGTAGCGCCTGGTCACGCTCGGCGGCATCGATCTCGCGCCGCATGCCGACGGCCGTCGCCGTCCAGCTCGCCGGCGTCTGCGTCTCGGCAATCGCCGTCGCGGTGCCATTGGCTGATGCCGTGCTCGCCATGCCCTGCTGCGCGGCACTGTTCGTGGCCGCCGAAGATGCCGCGGTCGTGGCGAGTGCATCCGGTGTCGGGGTCGAAGCGTCAGCCGCGATAGTGGCGCTCGCCGTCGGCGCGATCGCGTCGGCAATGGCCTGCGCCTGGTCAATGCGCGGCGCGGGGTTCAACGAGTTCGCGCACCACGCCGCTGCCACGATCAGCGCGACCATGACGGCCACGTAGAAGAACGGCTTCTGCATCATGCTGGTTCTGGGAACTCGCGAATGCGAAGATCCTCGGGTAGATCTTCAAGAGCATCCCCCTTTCCACTCAGTCCATTCGCGCGCATGTAGACGCTGCCCATCTGCTTCATGAAGAATGGAATATGATAGGCTTGGCACTGGTCGCGCAGATCACGTGCCCATGCCACGTCCATCGGGCGAGCGCCTGGCCCGCTCTCGCCTCCGCAGATTACCCAGTCGATATCGCCCTGGTTGTAGTACAGGCTGATCGGCTCAAGCATCGGTTCAACGCTAATGCCGTGAACCTGCGCAGGTGAGTCGATCAGATAAGGTACGCGCTTATTGAACTGGTACTGGTCCTCCGTGGTGGTCAGCATCCAGACGTTGTCCGGAACGAATGCGTGACCGCCAGCGAAGAACATCCAGCGGTCAGGCAACATGCGCTGGATGTTCTCGGGCCGCTTGGTCAGCAGAAGCCAATCAAGGTTCTGCGTCATCTCGATCAGCGCCCACAGCTTTTCGCGCCATGAGTCCAGGTCGCGCCGATCCTCGAACACGTCTGCCATGCTCGCGCAAAACACACGCGGCGGCTTGTTGGCATCGATAGCGTCGTGGTTCCACTTGAGCGGCTGACGCCAATAGCTGTCCGACATAGGGCGGCGACGGTTCCAGGCGGAATTGCCCCAGATGTCGGTCCACCCAACGCGCTTGGCGAACGTCTCGGCATAGCAGTGATGGCATCCTGGCGAGACCTTCATACAGCCCCACCATGGATTGAAAGTGTGGTCAGTCCAGGATATTTTTGAGTATTTCATCGTTTCCTCACAATATGATCCCCATTGCCTTCGCCACCTGTCGCACGCAACCATCGGGGTCGCGTTTCATCATGGCAGTCGAGAACCGATAAACCTTCCATCCGCGCGAGGTCGCGTGATTCAATTTTTCGTAGTCCTTGTCTTGTGTGTGCCCACCGATCGCGACCGGATTGCCATTGCGATCGAAGCCGCCCATGCGATTGCCGCCATCAATCTCAACGGCAACGCGGGTCGGAACGTGCGCCCAATCGAAGCGCCACTTGCGCCCGTCTTGTTTTGCGAACTCGTGCTCACGTCGCCAGCCGCTGTCCTCCGGGATCGTGCCGATGACCTGCCTCCAGGCAATACCGAAATCCTCGGCCTTATCCTTGACGGCGCGACTCGCGTCGATGATGGCCTGCTGTGCGGGTGTGCGTTCGATGCGGCGCGTCATGCGTCACCCCAATTCGCGCGGCTGGCGCTGTGCAACTCCGCGCGCAACGCCCGCGCCTCGGATTGGCACAGGCCCAGGTTGGTCTCGGCCGTGATGCGGTCGGTGTGCTCGGCCCACCACGATGCGTTCAGCGCATCACCCGCCGCTTTCAGCTCGTCGATCTTCGCGTTAGCTATCGTGAGCACCGTCGTCAGGCGCTCGATCTCGGCTTGCATCGTTGCGGCGTCGGCGCGCAGGATGCCGATCTCTTCGTTGAGTGCGTATTCGTTGTTCATGCCTTCACACTCGTCAGCCAAAGCATCAGCTTCGACACATCGGCTTTTGCTTCGGCACTCAGGTACTGCGTTGCCTCGTCGAGCGCCTTGTGCGCGCGGTCGAGATACATCTGGGCCAGCTCGCGCTTCGACTTGGCCGGCTCGACCTCGGCGTTGTACTTGCGCACCATCTGCCGCAGAGCATCGACCGGGATCGGCTGGCCGCCCCACTCGGGCTCGCTCTTCACTGCGCGCTCGAGCAGCTTCACGGCCGGCACCGTCTGGCAGCGCATCGCCTCGCGGAAGTGGCCGATCGTCAGCGTCGCGCCGAACTCCTCGCGGATCCCGGGCTCGTAGGTCTCGGCCAGCTGGCAAAGGTCCGACGTCGTCGCCCGGCTGACGCCCATGTGCTTGGCCAGCTCACGCAGGATGTCGGAGCGCGTGGGCTTCTTGACGGTCTGCTTCTGGCCGTCGACGACCACGACTATCGTGTTGTCGCCCGGCTGACGCGCGCACTCGGCCACGACGCCGGCGACGAAATCGGCGTCGTCCCACGCCTGCGCATCGGTGTTGCCGCGACGCTGGCGCGCTTCGTTCAGGATCTTTTCATCGAGTGATACCTTCATGACTTCGCTTCTCCGTTCATCAGTTGCTTCAGCGCACCGGCGCCGGCGGCAACGGTCAGGCGCTGCACGACCTGGCGCGAGGCCGGCGTGAGCTTGGCCAACTCAACCGCACTCACGCGCTTCTGCGCGTACATCTCCAGGAACCGGGCACGGTCGGCCGTCGGGTTGTCACTGAGGCACAGCGTGTTCCAACCGATGGCCGATACGACTGCCTGCGTCAGTGGATCCGCGATCACGCCCGGCATGCCGTCACGCGCGCTCATTCCGGCCTCAACCTGGTTGGTGTAGCCGCCGAACGCGCCGACTTTGCGGATCGCGTCGAGCACCTGCTGCCAGGCGTCTGCAGGCGTCTGCCCAACCTGCCCGGCCGTAATTTGCGCCACGGCCTCGCGCACGCGCGGGAGCGCCGGAAACCACTCGCCGCCGATGTGCTCGAACGCGGCCGTCACGACAGCCGGGTCGAGATCCGCGAGGCCCAGCGCGTACTGCTCGACCGTCAACGCAATCTCGTCTCGGGACCACGAGCGCGTCGACGGATAGCGGGCCATCAGCAGGCCCAGCGTCATGGCGACCTCCTCAGTGCCCATGAGCGTTCAGCCTTGCGATGGCGTCCGCGACGCCCGACGCGATCGCGCCGCGCCGACCGGCAAGCCCAGTGGGCGCCTCGAGGAAGCGCCTGGCCGTCTCACGGATCGCGAACTCGGTCGGGCGCTGCCCCTTCTGGCCGCGCCAGTCCTCGGTCCACCACCGGCCGCCCTCGCCGTACCAGGCCTGCAGGTCCTCGGGCGTCGCGCCGATCTGGATCAAGGCCTTGCCCAGGCGCAGGTAGCGCGGCGGCCTGGCCACAACCTGCATGACCTGGATCAGGGCCTCGGCCATGCGCCAGGGCGATACGGGTTTGAGGTCGCTGAAGGTCGCGGTCGGTTCGTTCAACGTGTCCATGAGATCATTTCCTTTTCTGTGACGGATCAGCTCGGCCAGCGCGTTTCAACTGACGGCGCTCGCCTTTGAGCGATGAGATTTGTTTGCCCAGGCTGACAATCTGTCGTTCTCGCATGTGCAACGTTCGCTCAGCGCGTTCAAGTTTTTCGATCAGGTTCACGATTGCCCTGTCTTTTTCAGCGATCTTGTTTTCAAGTTCAGCGATGTAATCATTCATGTGTGTGTTCTCTCTTTCGCGGCTGCACATCAAGGGGGGCGGTAGGCGGAGTTAGCCCATGGGCATCTCACGGGATGCATTCACATGGGCTAACTCTCGCGACTGCACACCAAGTCGGCGTCCAGGCAATCGTTAGGCTTGCAGGCTCTATCCCTCGCGGGACCGGATGAAGTGCTCGCCCAGCCATGTCACATCCGGTTTTGCTGACCGTCAGCAAAAATCCCGATCAGCAAATTGCCGCACAGCTCGCGGCGTACTGCGGAGCTCTGTCCGCAGCGTCTGGCCGAATTCCCGGCCAGCTCTGGTCCTTGTGCCTACCGTTCCTCAGGTCGGCGTGCTCGCCTCCCGGCGCAGCTGCTAGGGTCATTCCCCCCTAGTGGGTGCACCGGGGACGGCCCGGGCCGGATGAAGTTGTGAAACCGGGTGGCGGGCACTGACCCCGCCTGCAGGCCTGACCTGGCCCGGTGTCGATCACTTTCCGCCGTCGCCGTAGCCGTAGCCGTCGCCGTAGCCGTCGCCGTCGCCGTGGCCGTCGCCGTGGCCGTAGCCGTCGCCGTAGCCGTCGCCGTAGCCGTAGCCGTCGCCGTAGCCGTCGCCGTCGCCGTAGCCGTAGCCGTCGCCGTAGCCGTCGCCGTCGCCGTAGAGCGTCAGCGTGACGGTTGACGCTCGACGCTCGACAGTCACTTTCCCTCCCACTTGTCGGTGACAACCGGGATCACGGTGATCACGGCGCGCATGGGGATGCGCACGCTGCCGGGCGCTCCCAGGCGCGTGTTCGAGGTCGGGCCATCGATAAGCTCATTCAGTCCCTTCGTCGTTCCCCAGCGCGTGATCTGACGCGCGCCGATCACGGTCAGCCAGTCAGTCTCTTGTTCAACTCTTCCGATGTATACCCAGCCGCGATCAGCTACGACGATCGACATCACGCCGCCGGTCGGCAGCGGCGCGGTCACGGGCATGATCGCGGCGGGTCGCTCGCTCTCGTTCAGGATGGCGAGCAGGTTCGTGAGTTTCGTAACGGTGTCCATTGTGTTTCCTCGTCTCTTGATTGGGTGGTGTCGATCAGAACGGCAGTGCTGCCGTGGCGCCGTGCTCGCGCAGCACGCCGATCAGATCCTGGCGGATCGTCCACTCGCGGTCGCGGCGCTCGAGGTCGAACGCGGCCAGGTCGCCCTCGGCGCGAGCGATGCCGATCTCGAGGTTGCGGATGTCCAGGCGCGTCGCACTGCAGCCCGCGTCCGCGTTGACCCAGGCAGCCTTGGCCGCATCGCGGGCCTCGGCGTTCTTGCCCGGCCAGCCTTCGATCGGCGTGTTCTGCTCGATGCGGAACTCGAGGTCTTCCTTGAGGTGCTTGAGCTTGATGCGCATCGCCTCGATGTCGCTGGCGGTCTTGAGAATGGTGGGGGTCAGGTTGGTCATGCTGGTTGCTCCTTCCGCCGGGCCCGGCCTTCGGTCATTCCCGGGCTCGGCGGCCTTGTCGTCTTAGAAGGGCTTGTCCTCGAACTCGTCCAGAATGGGCGCGCCGTTCGCCGCTTCCATCTCGAGCTGCTTCTGGCCGTACATCTTGTTCCAGTTGACCAGCCAATCGGCCGCCTGAAGCCGCAACTCCGTCAGGCGCTGAACGATGACCGGCTGGATCAGGCGCTTGGCGGGGTCGGCCGAGATCGCGGCTTTGATCGGCGTGATCTGGCTGCTTTCGCCGGTCTTCGGGTTCGTCACCTTCTCGTAGACCGGTTGCTCGCCATGGGAGCCGATCGTGATCGCGAACGCGCTGATCGGATAGCGAGCGAGCTTGCCGTCCTTGATCGCGATCGCGTCGTGCCAGTCCTTCATGGCGGCGTTGATCTTCTTGATCTGCGTGCCCTTGGTCGTCATGACGACCGGGACGAAGACCGACAGCGATTGATCCAGGAACATGGCAGCGAGCCACTGAATGTGCTGCACGAAGCCGGGCCGCCAGGTCATCGAGCCGTCCTTGTCGTCGTTCCGATTGACGTAGCGCATGCGGTTGGCGAAGATCGACACGGTGACGGTGCGGGCCGCGTAGCACGGCTCTTGTTCGCCGCTCTTGTAGGACCGCGTGTATTTGCCGAAGCTTTGCGGAAGCGACAGGCCCTCGATTTCGTCGGCCTGGGCTTTCTTGGCAATCCACGCGCCGAAGCACTTCGGGCCGCCGAGTTCGCGCAGCTGCGGTTGGCCGTTCTCCCAGCTGAGATAGAGCACGTTGAACGGGAGCCGGACAGCCTCTGAACTGTCAGGAGCGGGCATGTTGAGATAGGGATCGTCGGTCATGATGTCCTCACTGTTGTGATGTTGGCGAA